ACATTCTACTTTATTGTCTAAAGAAACCTTGATTGTTATACTGAGGTGTTGTTATAAAACTGACTCCTGAAGAATCCGATCCAGATGAAATATCATCCTGTATCATTGTAACTGTGGAGTCTGATACTGAAATATTTAAGAATAAATCTCTAAGTCCAATAATATCATTGGATCTTGGCAGAACTTCGATTTGAATTGCTGCATTTGGTAGTAAAGTTGACGTTATATTTAAACTATCTATAAGCAATTCACCGGTTTCGTAATCAACTGTTCCAACATTTCTATCTAAGAATTCTGGAGCTCCATCTGTACCTATTCGGAATATTGCAAGTCTGCCATTACTGATAGTATCAGCAATATCAGTTAGATATACAGTTCCGGCAAACCTATCAACTGTAAATCCAGTAGATTGAACATTGAAAGAGTTAGTAACTTGACAGAATAATGGATTTCCATAACAAACCTCATAGCCAAAATTAGATCCTAACTGAGCAAATACATCTCTTCTCAATACAATATTTGTAACATTAGAAGTGATTGAATTGTCAGTATCATCTATACTGCTAGAAAAATTTGAATATTTAAATCTTCCACCAAATCTCGTCAAATCTTCACTCTTAGCAAAAGAATTTAATGTTTTAAATATATTTGATTTTACTTTATCAACAGAATTAGTTAAGTTGGGACTGTAATATGCATTAATCTTTAGTTCAATAAAAAGATATGATAGATCTTGTATGACAACATCAATTCCAACGGGTGAATACTTCTTAATTTCTTCTTTAATAAACTTTTTATCAAATAGAGACAAAAATGATGAGTTGTCTGGTTTTATTGAAACGAAAACTTTTCCATATTGTGGAGGAGTTAAAGTCTCACCTCCATAAGAAACAACAGATTCTGCTTTTGAAAATATTCTAGGTATCAATACTTCATAATCCGAAGAAGTCACTGCTCTATTTTGTGATGCAAGATATCTACTTGCATATTTTTTAATAGAAGAAACTGGTTCTAATGAAGAACCACCTATTGCAGGTTGATTAACATTTAAAAGAATACCCGTAGTTGGTTGATTAGTATTATTATTATTTTCTATAGATCCTGTGAATTGAAAGTTTTGAATTCCATTTGCACCATCCTCATTACAAACAATGTAAGAAACTTCTACCACATTGTTATTAACTAATTTTTTTCCAATTAGTCCATCACCAAAAATAAGTTCATATGTTTCATCTTTATATTCTTTGATAATAAAGATTGGGTCACTAGAAGATAATCCAATAATATTCTCTACTAATTTATAGTCAGTGAATATTGAAGAAGTTGCAGAGTCTTTCACCTTAACTCTGATAGTAGTTGTATCTATTCTTGTATTTGGTAGTATGAACTTTTGATCAACCTGGGAACTATTAACTGTAAATGATTGCGTAATCAGATTACCTTCATATATTTCAATATCACTGAAAGAAGCCTGCAAATTCTTTACAGGAACAGTTATATCTTCAATTACTGAAAAGGGAAAGTTAGAATTTTGTATATTAGTAACTGCTACTGATCCTTTCTTTAACGTTGCAAAGGATACGTTGGTTCCATTAGGATATGAAGTATTAAAACTAACCTTTGCTCTAGCAGATCTAGCAGATCTTGGAATGTATCCAATATTTTCTGCATGAGCAATAATATTATCTCTTATAGTGGCAGTATTTAAAAATGCCTCATTTGCCACCATATTGGTGTTATAAGAGTTTATGAATGTATTATATGAAAGAATATCGAGTAAAATTGAAAGATTAGATCCCTCAAAATCATAGTCAGTAAAATTAGAGTTTGCTCTTAGAAAATCCTTAAGAGAACTCTTTATAAAATCAAAGTCTAAATTTAAATACTGAGTTGCTGACATCTTAATTAAGTAAGTAAAAACTGAATATTTTGAGGTACATCTTCTTGACCAATAATTGTGTATTCAATGCGTACACTAAGAGTATCTTCAATAATCTTATTGAAAACATCATCTTCAGGTGGTTTACCAGTAACACGTATCTTCTGCACTACAATTCTAGGTTCATAGTTTTGTAGGGTTATTCTTATTGCAGAT